ACTCCAACAACTTGGTATCGTTAGCCATCTTAGCCAGTTCACCATCTTGCGCCATCTTAGCCAGATCGAGTTGAGCCTTGGCCTTAGCTTCGGGATCGGGGATCAGCTTGTCTATGAGTTTGCCACCTACCGATAGCAGTGCGTCTAGTCCAATCATTTTGTGTCCGAGTTCTGTGAAAGTTTAACGCCAGCAAGGAGGCCGATGAAGCCACCGATGATGGTCTGGAATGCTGGACTGAGCATGGCAAAAATCTCTTTATTGTCCACTTCTTTTGCCCATAGGCCGAGTAGGAATGCGCTAACCATGCCCAGTATGCACAGGCAAAGCGTGGCGCTAACCATGAACGTCACCCAAAATGTAAGTCTGTTTCTTGAGTCTTCCATGTTTTCTCCTACGCTAGTTGGTCAATGTCACGCTTTAAATTTGCAATCTGGATGTTCAGTGTTACCTGCTTCATCCTGTAATCATAAATCTCGTACTCATATTGGTGAAACTTCTTCACCTCTTTGTCAATCTGCACCTGCAAGGCGCGTTCTGCATCTTGCTTTTCTATTCTTTTCACAAACACTTCTGCTTGCGTGGAAGCCATCGGGTGGACTATCGGGTACCACTTGTCGAAGCTAATTTTCATTTCTTCTCCCGATCTACTGCTCGTGAGTAGTAGTAAAGAATCTTGGCCCTCAGCTCCGAGCTATCCGCAACGCCCGCCCATACAGCAAGGTTGTTCCAAATACCTACCAACTGCTCTGAGCTGCATGAATCCCCGTTTGTTGTCAGCCACCGAGAAAGCTCGATGTGCCGCAGGGTTGGCTCATGTATTGCGCTCAACGCATAAAAATCTGAAATGATGCACGGACTCTTGGCACTTGCCCAAAACACTAGGGAAATGAGCAGTATCGAGAACCAGCGCATCATTCATTGCCTAACCCCTTATTTGGGTTCTACGTCTGTCACAGCGGGCTGTTCCAGAGCGGTTTTTAACATTGTGAAGAAGGCATCTCTGCCCACTTGGAGTTGGTCAAGCTGGAACTTGGTAGAACCAATCTTGCGCTCAAGGTCAACCACATGATTTAACAACATCTGCTGCTGCTCGGTCATGTCTTCAATCTTGTGCTCAACGTCATCTATAGTTACGATTTGGGGCTGTTGGTTTGCCATTTCGTATGTCCTTTAAATTGCCACCAAGATCGGGTGGTGGCTTCCCGTTAATTTAAGCCTGAGTAGACCAAGGCAGACCAGACTCTTGCACAGGATTTTTCTGTGCGTCAATTTGACCTTGCAATGATGCTTCTACTGTGTCTTTGCCCAAAGACTCTTGCACCCAACCCACTACAATAGCCTGAGTTAAATCAGCGTAGGGGATGAATGTCTCGCTTGTTTGGGTATAGCCACAAGTACCATAGGTTGATGCTGAATAATCACCATCGGTTGCGGATACGTTGTAATGCACTGTGACCACAAAGCCATCGGCTGTGAGTCTGTCCATCTGTTGAATTGTCCAAAGATATGTAGTCATGATTTTCCTTTAAGTTAGATGCCAGCGTCTGCTAGGCGTTTACGGAGTGATTGAATTTCAGCCCACATTACAGGGATAAGGGCAGAGGCATCCATTTGCTGATAAACAGGATTTCCGTCTTTATCTACTGCGTCTTTTTCACCAGTATGTGCATAGGCGGGTGTTTCGTGGGCAATAAACATTGGGCGTTCTTGTGTCGCACCTTTCATCTTACCCATGTAAACAGGCACAGAATCAATCAATGCACCACTACCAGTTACAGGGCCACTTATGTCTTTTGCTCTGTAGTCAGAAGTTGTGTTGTAAAGAACTACACCCCCTGCTCGGTTGTATGTAATTGAACCTCTTTGGTTTACAGCTGTTTCTGTAAAAAAGGCTTGAAAAAAATTATTACCCGAAGTGGCTTTATTCCAAACTACTACAGTGGCGGCTGCAACATTAGTGTTAGCCACCCACATACCATCGCTACCACTACCAGTTGAATTAAAGTAAGCTACAGGTGTTGAAGCATTATTACTTGTAATTCCCACCAGCAAGTTACCCTCATAGGTAAGCCGCATACGCTCATCAGACAGTGTTACATCTGCGGTAGAAGTAACGCTATTGGCGCAAAACACAAGATCGCCAACGTCATATGATGTTCTACGAACAAAACCAATTGCACCTTTTGACCAGTTTGAACCTTCAACACTTAAACCAATTAGTGTTGCAGACCCGTCAGATGTATTGTCTTGATTAAATCTTGCCGCAAAGGATGTACCCGCAACACCGGTACCTGTTACCCTAAGTTTTTCTTGTCCAGCAGTACTGCTTCCTCCAATTAAAAATTGACCGCTTGAGTTTATACGGGCACGTTCTACAGTACCACCATTATTTGTAGCATTCCAAATATGGCTTCCGTAAACAGAGTTTTGAGTATTTACGCTGTTGTAAACCGCTTCAGCACCATTGGCATAAATAGATATGTACTGAGTTCCAACAGCATTTGTATTGCCAACACGAAGCAGTTGATCGTTTGTGCCACCAGCAATGTATACTTTTGATGAAATACTTGTAGTGCCAATACCAAAGTTACCGCTTGAATCTATGCGGGCACGTTCTGTGTCACCCGTATAGAAAATAGTTGCGCCACGGGTGATGTCAAGAAGTTTTTGTTGGCCTCCAGCACCCGCAATATTGCTTGTACCACCACCAAGAAATCTAAAGCCCGAACTTGATGCCGCTGAAGACATTGAATGGGCAATAGTTCCGTAGAACGTTGTGTCGCCTGAATAGGTTGCGTTGAATGCGGGTTGAAAAGTTCCATCAACGCCTGTAGACATTGCAGAAACAACACCACGAGCATCAATCTTTGTTGCAGGGCTTGTAGTGCCAACACCCACACTACCACCATCGTTTGCAAGGGCAATGTTTCTATATCCAACACCTTGAGTAACAGCGTTGATTGAGAAGTAATTGCCTGATGTGTTGTAACTTAAAGCCGCACCACTTGCACTATTTGTTGCGCCAATGTTTATGGTTGGGTTAGTACCCCCAATTTCTAATTTAACAGCAGGGCTTGTAGTACCAATACCCACATTTTTAGAAGTGTCAATATAAATTGCCGCTCCGTTGGCTTGAACAATAGCAACAGGATGGTTTGACAACGAACCAACTTTTACAGACGCATTTGAACTATCTGTTCCTGCAATAAATGATTTTGTTCCATCGTAGGCTTCAAAAAGATTTGTTGTAGCGCCACGGGCAAGATAAATACCCAAGCCATTACTACCAGAACCCGCACTTGAACCAATAGCCAAAGTTGTATCTGGTGATGTGTTGCCAATTCCAAGATTTCCATTTGCCGCCAGAGTCATAGCCTGAGTAAAGGTAATGGCGTTTCCTGCTGTGCCTGATGGGGCTGTAAAAAATTGGTGTTGGCCTTGGTATTGTGTGTATCTAACTGCGTTATCTGTTGCTATGTAGGTTGCGGCATTTGACGAGTTGAAATAAGTGTTTTGCGTCAGATGCGTGATATTGGCATTTGATTGACTTGATAAAGCGGCTCCACGCAATTGAAATGCAGGGGCATATACGCCACCCCAAGCACTAGGAGTAACTCCTAATCCAAGGTTACCATTCTTGTCCAAATCTAAAAGCGCAGTCCCGTTATATTGGAATAACAAATCGTCATTGGTGTTTGAAAATGTGCTTTGAATATCCCAATAGTTTGTATCCGCTTGCATACGAATAGATGGGTTGTTTCCAGCACCACTTGTTTTGATTTGCAAGTATGGATTTCCACTTGTGTTGATGTATATATTGCCAGCAACTTCAAGTTTCTGGCTAGGACTACTTGTACCAATACCTAAGTTAGTCCCATCAAAAACAAGCGCAGAGCCACTTGTAAGGACTTTAGAGCCGTTCAGGTAAGTAACTCCGTTAGCAGTACCTGCTGTGTTTGTGATGTTGCCTGTTACTGCCAGTGTACTTTGCAGGGTTGTTGCACCCGTTACAGTCAGTGTGCCGTTAACAGTCAGGTTGCCAATACTGCCAGAACCAACTTCAACAAAGTCAGAGCCGTTCCAAGCAACAGTAGCAGATGCGCCGTTAGGAATAGTCAAACCAGTCGTTGGGCCAGCACCTACCAACTTGACAGAGAAGCCGCCTGTGGTGGCGTTGATAACCGTATAAATCTTTGACTGCGCTGGAGCAGTCACCGTACGCAATGCCGTACGTGCGCCTGAGAATAAGAGAATGGCTTCACGGGCTGTGTTTGCTGCGCCAGTGGTTGTGGTCAGTGTGACATCTGCATCAGTGCTGACGTTAGTCGTACCGGCAACAGCCGAATCAAGCAAAGATGTAATGCTGTTGTTTACAGTGTCACCCCAAGTGCCGCTTAATTCGCCCGTGACCGGCAGTGCCAATCCCAGTAGTGATGTATATGCTGTAGTCATTCAATGCTCCTAATTCGTGTCGATCTGTGTCCATCCAGCACTCTGGACGTCATTAATCTGTGTCCAGCCCGAAGACTGCACGTTGTTGATATTTTGCCAGTTTGCGGTCTGCGTGTCATCAATAATTTCCCACAAAGGCCGCCCAATTACCAAATCCGATATCGTTGCCAACTCCACAATTGAAGCCGTAAACCTTGCCAAAGCCGCATCTATATCCGTTCCTGTTGCCGACTCAGTAATAACACCACTGAACGTGGCGCTTGCCGCCATAACATCAGACCCAGCTGCCGACTCACTAACAGATGTCTGAACAGACAAACTACCCGATACTTCATCCGTTCCCGTCACGCTCTCAACAATATACGCCAAGAATGTAAACGCGCCAGCCGATGTGTCCGTCCCCGTAGCCGTCTCAGTGATCCTGCCCAAGAAGTTGGCAAATGCCTCATCAACATCTGATACTGTCGCGCTCTCGCTTACTGACACTCCATATGTCGGGGTAGCACTTATCGCATCACTTCCAGCTCCTGTCTCACTCACATTTGCTACAAATGTAGCTTTAGCGCTCACCGAATCCGTTCCCGTACCAGTCTCACTGACTGCCGAGTTAAGTGTTGCCAACGCGCTTACAGAATCCGTTCCAGTACCCGTCTCACTAACAGCTACACTCAAAACTAACCCAGCAATAACGCTATCTGTACCCGTACCCGTCTCGGAAACCGACACACCATACGTGGGCGTAGAACTTACCGCATCTGATACCGTACCACCCTCACTGATCGACACCCCATACGTTGGTATAGAGCTTACTGAATCTGTGCCTGTACCTGTCTCACTTACCGCCGCACCAAATGTTGCTAACGCACTGACTGCATCTGACCCTGTAGCTGTTTCAATGATGCTAGAACCAACTGAGGCTAATGCAGAGACGGCATCCGTCCCTGTCGCAGTTTCAGCAACGCTCCGGTCAACGACTGAATCACCCCAGCCAGCCTGACCCCATGTGCCAGAACCCCAGCCGCCGTCAGCCATTTAGACCTCAACCGGCGAGAGAGAATGTGTAAGTAACAGATAACACATCACCAGAAACCACAGAGCGGTCGCCGGGCGATGAGAAGTCAGCAGCAGAGAACAATGTTCCAGTAGTACCGCTTTTAGCACTACCGCTTGTCAAGAACGCACCGCCAACAGTAGAAGTTGCATTGATGTTGAACGTAGCAGGAGAAGCTGAGTTAGTCACCACAGAAGGGTTGGCAGTCGTTGCTGTGGCAAACGTAGCAGTCACACGGGTTGCATTGCTGTAAGGCACAACCTCAGTCCAGCCAGCGTGGGAAGACATAGTGTCGCCAGCAGCAGGGGTGTTAGAAGCGCCAGCACCATACAGGCCAATATACCAAGTGGTAATCTGGGTCACTGAAGTTAAAGCAGAACCAGCCATGTATTGCAGGCCAACGTTAACCACCAAGTTCTTAGACTCAGCAGACCATTTCAGTTTGCCGTCTTTGTCGTGGCACTCAACGTGATAAACGCCGGTGGCTTTGGCTTGTTCGCCTGATTGTGTGCCAGCAATAAGACCGCTAGAAACATGGTCAGTTGCTGTAAGTTTTTCTGTGGTCATGGTGACTCCTTAGTTAGAAGAACGAATTAATGCCGCCGATGCTGTATTAGCGGGCATTGTGATTGTAAAGTTAGAAGATGTTTTATCGGATCCAAAATCCAAAACTGCGATGGATTTATTGCCTTGGCTTGCGTTATAAATCAAAGCACATCGAGCTGTTACTGCGGCGTTGAAAACAACATTATCAAAGTTAATGTAAGCCGTGTAGTTTTCAGAGTTAATCGTAGTGCCCGTTAACGTCACACCACCAGCAACATAACCAGTACCGGTCACTTCATTAGTAGAAGAATACACAGTTGTAGCTGCGTTTAAATCAGCGTTGGCTGTGTACAAAGATATCTTTAAGATATCAGTTGTAAGGTTATGTATGCCTTGGTACAGCTCTTTTTTAAAGCTGGTGGTCTGGGTTTGGACTATTGAACTCATGCTACAGACACCCTAACCTGACCATCACGATAAGCATCAGCACGTTGTTTACCATCTGCCAGATTTTTGTACAAAGCAATAGCTTGAACATAACGACCTTGAGCAAGAGCTACCATATCAGCCTCGCCTTTCATGTACGTATAAGCTTCGCAAATAGTTCCGTACAACAGAACAGAATCAAAGTTATCACCTAACCAAGTCGTGCCCGCAGTCACAATAGACTCAGGGTAGTAGTTATAGTGAAGTTCTGCGTTGTATGCGGCAGAAGGTGTCGGGCCAATAATGAATGTTAATTCGTTTACATCATCTGAACGGGGGCCAAAGATTGCATAGTGCTTAGGCTCACTTAATTGAGCTGTCAAAGGATATGCTTCACGAATGAAGTTCACATCTTTGTTAAGCAGATACAGGTAGTCGCCCTGAAAAACAACAGAACCAGACACAGCCCCGCTGTTAGCAACAGTCAAAGTGATGGTTGTACCGGCAATACTACGAACTTGTGCGTTAGTTCCAATCCCAGTGCCCGTAACCTGCTGGCCTGCTGCAATACCTGTAGTGCTTGCCACTACGATTGTCTTTTGACCAGATGTACCAGTTGCAGTTGTTGTATTGTATGGATATACGGCGAGGCTATATACCGATAAAAAGTCCGCTGGGCATTGAAGATATTTATTGGCTGTAGTAAAAAAACCTGTCACGTTCTTTCTCAAATTAGCGGGCTGCGCAGTGTTATAGATGCGCTGCTCCGCCTGACGTATGAAAACATTCATATTGTCAGTTGGGAAAGAGTTCTCGCAGTAATCGTTTACCTGCGTGACAAGCTGGGTGTAATTCACGCCATTGGCCCCCGTGCCATCAAGCCTTTAGTAGCCGCACCTGTACCGCGAACCTTGATACCGCTAGTCTTAGTGCCGGGCTGTTCGTTGCGGGTAATGTTACCTACAGACATATTGACTGTAGATGCGCTGCTATGATTGGGGCCACTGCCGGGATTGGATGAAGCTGTAACTGCCTCACCAGTCATTGTGTGTGGCTGAGCGTAAACAGAAGCATCACCAACTTCTTTGCCCATTAATTTCTTGCTAAATGTAGCCATGATTAACCTCTATTCTGTGCAGCAATTTTAGCCAAACCACGGCCCATAGACTTCATATCGGAGTTGGTTTTACCCTTACCTTTACCCATGCCACCCATAACTTCTTTTTGGGTAGGGCCACTATTGCCCAAGTTTGTACCATCGGTCTTGCCTTTTTTTGCAATGCCGTCAGCTGATCGTGTATATGCCATGTTTAAACTCCTTAAGATATCGATACTGTACCAACAAATGTCGTTCCCACCAAGTAGTTTGGCGTTAGACCGGCATCAAAATTACTAGCCCCGCCAACAGGTGCCCAACCCCACTGAATGTCGCGTGAACCACCCGACAAATTACCGTTCGCATTTACCCCAGAAGTTACATACGTAGTATCCCTGCGTGGATTACGTAGCGCTTGCGGGTCTTCTACTGGAAATGTTCCCAACATCAACTGTGGTTGGTCTGGGTCCCAGCACTCTGGGCAAACCAATAACTCGTACTTACGCTGCTTAATGATCTCTGTTTTAAGCTGTTTAAGTTTAAACTGTTGTCCACAACGATCACACTCAGCAATCGCTATCTTGCCGGATGCGAATCTATTACCCATTATGTAGTACCAATATACATCTGGCGTGGCACAAAACGAACCGCAGCTTTCTCACGATCTTCACCGGCAGCTATGTCAAATGTTTCGTCGTATATTTGTTTTAGCATCTGAATGCGTGGCATCAACTCAGGCACTTTAATGGCAATGTGGTAAGCCAATCCAGCAACCACACATGGCAGGAATCGGAAGTTCATATCCGCAGTTTCCACACCAGCGCCAGCATCTTGAACTCTACGCAGTCTCCAGTACACAAATTGATATGTCGTGGAATTGTCGGGCGTGGGCCATAATGTCACTGCTGGAAGCTGGGGTACAAATACCGCAGTACCATCCGCCTGAGCTGCCGCAGTAGTATTGTTTTGACCGCGGAAGACGCCACCAAGGGTATTCCCTGATACATACGTGTAGTAAATATCTTCTGTGCCAAGACGAATAAAACCTGACCCAGCCAAACCAACAACTGTACTAAGCGTAATCGTTGTGTCTGTAGAGTTTATGGCTGCCGCCAAAGTGGCGTTAGTTGGGTTTGTTTCTCCAGAAAGTCGTTGAATCCAAACTTGAATTGGTCGAGCTTGCTGAAGTTTGTTTGGAATAGTAGCGTAAGTAGAAACACTAATACGCGAGATTGTTAAGTCTGCCTGCGTGGATGCAGTATTGGAGCCGGTACGGATTACATGCTCAAGCAAATCAATTGTATCTGTCGGTAGAGCATATGTAGCCAAGCCGGGGGTTAAGTTAATAACACCTTGCTCCATAGTCCACATGTTAATGCCACGGTTCTGCCACTCAATGGTCATTAGATTCATAGATCTGCGGGCTGTACGCAAATCATAACCAGAACGCATCTCCCGCCCAGCCCTCTCCCACGCTTCCTCGGCAATCTCCGTGAAGTCCATATTAAAGAGGGTTGAGCCGGTAGTGGTCATTTTTTAGCTGTCTTTGCAGATTGAATAAAGGCGTCAGCAGTGGGGGCACCCTTAGAGCCGGGCTTGCGCATCTTCTCTTTGGAGCCTGCAGCTATGCGTTTTTTCTTGGCATTAATATTGGCATACAAGCCAACAGGCCCGCCTTCAGCATACTGCGTAAAATCAGTATCATCCCGACGGGCTTTCTTTTTCCCACCGGGCATCTTAGATGGAAGAACGGCTCCCATACCACGGCTTGGCATCATGGCTTAGCACATCTTTCCGCGTGTTTTACCACGCTGGGCGATGCCGTCAGCACGTTTAGAAGCTGTCATACCACCAGAGGCCATTTTTTTAACTTTACCACCACGCTTGTAAGTATCACCCATAGCGTTGGTATTTTCGCCTTCATCGCGTTTGCGATTAGCTCCTTCTTCTTTTAGTTTATCAATGCCATACTCAGCTGCCGCAAGGCCGGGTCTCATTGATTGATAGGCGGGGCTAAATTCTGCAGCTTTTTTTGCAGCCATAAGATGTTTTTTGCCTTCATCTGAATTGGCAAAGTTTTTAACTTTTGATACGACTTCATCCGCCATATCCAAAGGTTTTCTCATAGCATTATCTAAAGCTATACGTCTTTTGGCTGAAGAATCACCTTCTCCATAAGGGTCTGGCATTGCGCGGTTATAAGCTTTTGTTGCTTTTTCACGGGCACGCATTTCAGCCACATCTGCTGGTGACATGTCAGACATGTCTTGAAAGCCACCATCTGCAAATTTACGTTTTTTCATTATTTTTTCCCCTTTGCCATACCGCCGCCACACATAGCGATCTGCTTGGCTTTTGTTAAACCGCGCTGAGCAATACCATTGGCAGACTTGGTAAAGCCACCTTTAGCCAGCTTCAAGGATGTGCCTTTGCCGCCTTTGTGTTCTTGAGCGTCGTGTTGTTTAAACGCTTTTTTAATCATGGCTTTGTCTTGAGCTGTGTCAGACATACCGCCTTCAGCCATGCCACCTTTTTTCATGCCCATCATTTGCTTGCGATCCATAGCTTCCTCTTTTTTGGAGCCCTCACGCATACCTTTGGGTTCTACGTCTTTGCCTGATTTCTCAAACATTTTCATCTTGGAATTCATCATATCGCCACCTTTTGCAAATTTACGGCCCTTATCAGCCGTTGAAAAATCTTTACCCACAGATTGTGGGACTCCTACTTTCTTAGCAAACGATGGCGAATGTGCAATCGCTTCCATGAAATTGTGTTGTTTAGCTGATTTAGAAGGCATTAACACATCCTACCTTTAGTCTTGCCGCGTTGAGCAATACCATCACCACGACGTGAGGCCATGCTTGTTTTGGGTGCTGGCTTTGACATCTTAGAAGATTTTGCTTTTACTTTACCGCCACGTTTATATGCTTGATAACCAGAACTTGGCATTTCGGGAGTACCACCATAACCACCATCCATTCCAGAAGAATCTGAATCATAATCATCATCCTCAGGCTCTGAAGATGAAGGGGCTGGCGCAGCAGGTGCAGCTTGGCCCGGATTGTCAGTAAACATGTCTTTAAGCGCATCTTTAGCTGCGTCTTTTGCCATGCCTGTTATAGCACCCTTTGGGTCTGTCACAAAATTGGTTGTTCCGGGCGTAACGCCAAGCGCAGAATCAACACCGCTTTTTAATTGACCAAGAACATAACCCTTGGGATTTGCAAGACCGGCAGGCAAACCAGCCGACTCTAATCCTTTGCCGAGTGCATATTTACCAGCAAGTGCTAAAAGTGGGATTGGCATAATTAATTATCCTTCTTACGATTAATTAAATTCTGAACTGTTTCGGTTTCCCAAATACGGATAGCTGTCCACACGATCGTAAAAATTGCGGCAATTGCGGGCAACATCTCAGCCAAAGTTCCTACCACAGTGAGAAAGGATATCCCATCAATAACGTACTTAACTGTTTCGTCGTGTTCAGTCATGTTAACAGTTCCATGCTCTTAAAGATTTATTGATGCGCGAGTTCGGATCGTTTGCCGTTTTCGCACTTGTTAATTTTTTTTTCATGCCACTCATCCTTGCACAGAAGGAGTCGCGCCGTGAGCCGCCTTCCGGCTGGGGAGGTTTTAAATTCATGCCTTGCGCTTTCGCAGAGGCCCGTCCCTTGGCGTTTAACCCCCCGTTTGGATTCTTGCCCTCTTTGCGTGTCCATGCTGCACCCTTAGCCATTTGCAACTTTCAGTTTGGAGTGGTAGATATTCTCTAACATTGGCATGACAACTTCTTCACGGAAATTGCGTTCGTATACTTCTTGTCCTACGTGAGGCAGGCTAATGTCTACATCTATGTATACGGTAAACCCCATCTGCGTTGCTCTGTCGCAGAACAAGTAATCTTCCCCAACATACTTGCCATCCACAATGGCAAAGTCAAACACGGCTGACATTTTTTCTGTTGGGGACTTCTCATAAGTCCACTCGGGGTGCGCTGCAATCATCTGCTCAATGACATGACGCTGAATCAACATGAACCCTGTAGGCGCACGCTTTAAACGCATCATGGAGCCTTCAAACTCTAGGTCGCCGTTGTCATCAAAGTACACATCCGCAAAGAACTTAGCGTCTTTAGCTCTGCGTGGGTATGCGCCAGCAGTAATGTCTTTGCCGCCGCTCTGGGCCATCAAGCGCATTATGTCGTCAGGGGTGACAACTACATCAGCATCAATAAACAGAAGCTCAGTGCAATCTGTCTTTAAAAATTCGTGTACCAAGGCATTACGAGCCATGGTAATGATGGAACAATTAGACAAATCAGACAACGTGATGGACACACCAAGACTCATTGCCTTGGGCATTAACTGCGCCAGTGCAAATGCGGTCTTGATGTTTAGCTTGCCGTCATAAGCGGGAATGCCTATGAACAGCTTGCGCCCGACCAAAGTTGCCTGTTTTGTTTCAGCCATAATAAATATTGCAAGCTACTACGTTACTTATTTGAGCATAAATACCATCCACAGCAACTACGCCATCATCGGGGATAAATGGTGAATTGTTATATGGATCATTTGCCGCTACGTCATATGTCATCAACCAACGGTTTGCAAAAACCATTGCCGCTCCAGCAGTAATACTGCCAGAGTTGATGTCTGTAAGCGTAAACGTACTTGAGTTTGTAACGGTTACTGCGTAGTTGCCATTGGTAGCTGTACCGCCTGTACCTGCCGCAAAATCAACGCCAATAAATTGACCAGTTGTTAATCCATGAGCAGTTAATGTAACGGTAATGGTTGTGCCAGAACGCCCGTACGTCGCTGTAGTTACCGGAGCAACAGCAGTGTCAAATAAGGAAACGTATCCAGCAGTAGCAGAGCCAGTAAATGATATGGCTTTGACTCGGTTGCGACCAAGCACCATAAACCCACTAGCGTTTAAATGCGCTTGTTTGACAGGTGTCTGATTCATAATTAATCTCCTTGTAAACGGGGGCCGAAGCCCCCTAGATCAATTAAGCAGACGCTGGGAATTGATTGCCGTTTGAGTTGGCTACAGTGTAGATGATTGTGTACTGAACAGTACCAGCAGTCACTGCAGCAACAGTTGGAGTCAGTGTTGCAACGACTTTCACATCAGTTGCACCAATACCAGCACCGTTAGGGGAGGCAGTAGTAGCCGCGCCAGACCATGCACCCAATTTTGTAGCAGCGTTGCTAATAGCGGCACGACCTTGAGCGGTGATGTCCGTAGAAGCCCAGTACAAAGCGGCTGTAGAGCCATCACCAATAGTCACGTTTGCGGCAGTTGAGCCTGTAAACGCAGTGATGGTGTCAATGTGGATAAATTGAATCTGTGAACCAGCGGGCAGCACGCAGATGGTACTAGCAACTGCGGAAGCAGCTTGACCTGTGTAGTCTTTTTTGAATGTCTGAGAAACAACGGTTGCGCCGCAGTTTTCAATTGTGCCAACAGTAGTGCCGGTTGTGTCTCTTACAGTGCCGAGCAGCCAAGGGCCAAGGTGAGTAGCAAATCCCATGATGTTTTCCTTCATGCAGTTAAAGGTGTATCAATCTTGCATGATGTCTGCCGGGACAGTTTGATACACCGGAAAGCCCGGATTACTGTGTTTATATCACGCACTTTTTAAATTTGCAACATTTATTTTGCTGTCATAAATCTTTTGCACAATCGGGGCATGAAATACCAAATCACCCGCGTTGATACCCAATTCCCAGCGGTGGTACGGCTACTCAAATCGTTACAAAAAACATGTCTTCCGGACTGCCCTACATATGAAATTACAAAAAATAGTTATTGGTTTATCGCGTACTCAGAAACTGGGGAGGCAGCTGGCTTCGCTGGCCTTGTTCCCTCTAGTCGCTGGAGCGACTGCATGTATATGTGTCGTGCGGGTGTTGTTAAAGCTCATCGAGGACAGGGACTCCAGAAGCGGCTTATCCGACAGCGCATTAAGACCGCCAAAAAGCTAGGCATGAATTGGGTAGTGACCGACACTAACTTTAACACCCCGTCAGCCAACAATCTAATAGCTATGGGTTTCAAATTGTTTGAGCCAAAGGAACCTTGGGGTTTCGAAACTGCGCTCTATTGGAAGTATCGGATCAAACATGCCGTATAAAGACCCCGAAGTTCGCAAGCAAAAAAACAGGCAGTACCAAGCTACGTACTACGAAAAAAATAAAGCCACTGTAATTGCTGCAACTAAAGCGTCGGTTAAAAAATATAAGGACCAGTGGCGTGAATACAAAGCTACGTTAGCGTGCGTAAAGTGCGGAGAAACCCACCCAGCTACGTTTGACTTCCACCACATAGACAGTAGCACCAAAGAGGTCTCGGTCAACCGTTTAGTTAAATACCGGGCTTTCAAGCGGGCTATGGAGGAAGTTAAGAAGTGCCTTGTGCTATGCGCAAACTGCCACCGCATACACCATCACGAAGAACGTGAAAACAAAAAGGCCAAAAAGAAGGGGGCCGGAGCCCCCTGATATCACTCTTTAGCTTCAGCAGCAGCGTCAGCAACTTCACCGTCGAGTTCTTCTTCGGTATCATCTTCGTCGCCAAACAACTCTTCGTCGTCAGGCAAAGCTACATATTCAACAGCCCAGCCGTATTGTTCTTGGAATTCTACGAACTCTTGGAAAATGCTGATGATGTCAAAGTCGTGTGTCTCAATAATAATCTTGCTGTTTTGCAGCCAACCAAATTCCATTTCAAATTTCATGATGTGCCCCTAAGTTAATGCAATCACCGCGACTGCAGATCAATAGTAGTTTAACTTTATGACAGAAAAAAGGCCACCCGAAGGTGGCCTCAAACTTACCCTTTTGGGGTTGTTTTATCAGGACGAACCGGGTGATCCGAAGATGCCCAATGGATCTGACACGCCGAAGCTATAACGCTCACGAGCCTTATAACGAACGTTGCCAGTGTCAAAATCCCCGTCCATTCCGGTAGCCATAGGCGTACGGACGAAGTGCTTCAAACCGTTAGGCACGTCAGTCAACAAGAACCAACCATTGGTGTCTGTCAAGAAGTGGTTAACGGTATAGCCTTCAGGGATAGAACCGTTGTTCTTCAATGCGTTGATGTCATTGTCGGTTGTACCAACACGCAATTCTGTTTCCAGCAAACGTGTAGCAACGAACATCAATGAAGGAGGAACAATCAACTTCTTAGGCTTAGCAGCGATCAACAGACCACGCTCATCAGTCCAAGCAGCGATCTGAATCACAGCGTTTTCCAACGATGTTTCATTCAAGTCAGCGCCTGTTGAAGGACGATTGCTGTTAGTACCACCAGAAACCAAGGGGTGAGCAGTAGAGCAAAGCACCACGCCGTCGCCATATGTTGGGCCGCCAGTGAAGGCGTTGTTCAACACATAGGCAGCTTTAACTTGCTTGGTGTAAGCCATACCACGGGCCAAAGCCTTGGTATAACGTGAGGACAAGCTGTCATACAAGTTATCTTCCACAGCTTCCTCAGTGATGGAGAAGCCCATCGCAATGGTTTCGTGGGTGTAACGTGCAGTCCATGCTTCCTGTGCATTGTCATAAGAGATGGCAGAGCCCTCGTTTTTGACAGGTGCAGCAGAGAAACCAGACAGCTTGGTCTCTTCTTCAAAGCTACGCTCAGATGACTCTGTTTCGTAGATCTCTTTGTGCTCTTCGCCGTATTTAGCGTACTCCAGACCAAACAATGCGTTCAGACCGGGGAGCAACTCTTTCAATAGTTGTGCGCGTGAAATAGCCATGGTGAGTTACTCCTTAGATACCAGTGGTATTGTTGTACTGGTTCGTGTTGAACTTAACGAGAAACTCGTAATAAGTCGTAGCAGCCACAGAAGGGTTGCCAGTCGCGGTGTCAACCACAACATCAATCACACGAACGGGAAGGGTATTGGTGGTGTTAGCGGAAGAACCGTCAATACCATAATACGAGTCACCAGTGGTAGTAGAACCAACGTTGGCAACCAAAGCTACGTTAGAACCAACGATCGCACGGCTATAAGCTGTGGGAGCGGTAGAACCAGCAACAGTGGCGCAAACCTTGAAGGCTGCCATAGGATCATCCACAACAAAGGCGAAAGCCATAGCTGTAGAGGTAGATACACCAGCTGGGTAAGCCTGACTAAAAGTAGGCTGGCTCAAAGAGTTGATGTAAGAACAACCAACTAACACACCAACAATCTTGCCTGAGTCAGTGGTAGAAGCGGCAACAATGTAGCCGTTTGTATCCACTTGCACGGTATCACCGTTCAGGATTGCTGTAGCGTAGGAAGGCGCGATTGGGATTTGACGGATCGCTCCGGCGTAAGGCAGGCCGTCAATACGATTGACAGGCTTGAAACCATACGTCTTATCAATGGTAGGGTATGCCATCTATAGACTCCATAAAAATTTAAGTACCTTTTCCGAAAGTGACTTTAGAGCTACGTTCTTTGAACATAGGCATCCGTGGGTCATTCTCGCGCATGAAAGTGTTATCTACTGAAGCCATCTGCGCTTCCGCTTGTTTGCGGTAGTAAGCATCTCGCTGTTCTGTAAACTCCACAGGTGTTTTGCAAAGCAACAAACCGCCGACTTCAATACTGTCTGGAAACTTACCATTGGTAGAACCAAACAAACGAATCTCGGGATGGTCAGAAGCCTTAACGGGTTCCCAGCCTTCGCGTAATTTTCCAGAAATGTTAGTGGCGTCTTCTTTACCTTGTGTCGAGATCCTTATCCAACGAAACGCATAGCCTGCCTCTGGGTTGGGGTCAGGCAGAAGTTGGGGTGGCATCCATTGTTTTGGACGCTCCGCCAATTCGCGGGTATCAAGATCACGGGTCATACGGTTAGTTTTTTCCATTTTCATTTCCTCATTTCTTCAGCAACCTTGCGGGCGTACAGTTCCAAAGGAACTCCCAACCGTTTGGCGAGATTCACCTGTGTCTGCGTAAGCACGATTTTTCGCGGTGCTGTACTACGCG